CTCGGCTTTCTTGTTAGCACGGAACTATTAAGGACTATCCACCGTTTTGGGCCTTAATGGCAGGACCCCACCAGGTTAACCCCCCTGTCAGGGCCTGAGAGAGAGCTCAGAACTCACAACCACATGTTCGGACGATCGCAAGGTCGGCTTACAGGCCTGCCAACCTCTATGGACCGTGTGTCGTAGAAACGTTCTATGTCCTTCTGCATATCAGGTAATATGCCGAAGGCTAAATAGAAACTAAAGCGAGCAGCTTGAGTCACCGGAGAAAATTTCCGATGCATTCCTCGACCCCAAAACCACAGTCCACACTCCATCAGGGCATCGTATTTATTACGCTGTCCTTCTGAAATGTCCACCATTTTCTGGTAAACATTTTGAAAAATAGGAATACCCCCTGTCAACGATAGGCCTGCTTCTCCTACCGACCCAAACCATTTCCGAAATGACCCGGAACTGGGTAAGGGCTTGATCGAAACACTATCCTTGGCGATGGCTATGCGTGGATCACGCACCATCACCCAGACCGTTCCATCAAAAACTGGTTGAGTATGACAAAATTCCACTTTTTCAAAGAGATCAACTGGCGGTTCAACCTTCATGGAGAAACCAAGAGACGAGAACCAGTCGGGAAGACTAGATAACTTGGCAACATGTTTTGCACTAATGATGATCACGCAATCATCACCGTTATTAGCCAACTCAAAAGGCACTCTCACACTATCTTTGAAATAACTCCATACTAAAGCACACATCAACAAACAATTTCCAAGGGATGTGTTCATGTCGCCTGACATCCTCGTACCAGAAGTGGTGTAACGAATTACACCATCTGGGAGGTATGAGCGACACTTATTGCGGAGCTGCCACCTTAAAAGGCGAGAGAGATCCTCGTCACGAAAAATAGCGTTGTAAACGCTATGTTCCCAGTGCAGCATTGGCAAAGACACACTTTGGTCAAACCTAGACGCGTCTAGCCCAACAGCAACAGGATTATCGATATTATCCCATTTCTGCCGCAAAACTCTAGCGACCTCAAGGGAATTATACCCCTTCAAGATCGTTGGTGAACCAAACAGCTGATCGACCGCTCGATACACGTTGTGTTCCAATGGTTTCAAGAACACACCTACTTCCACATTATAACGCGGGTCACGCGGTGACACAACCCGCATCGCAGGATCAGGTTTGGAAGTGACATCATGTTTTTCCACTTTACCAAAAACCCGCAGAACAGCATCACTCTCATCAACAGCCTTGCGACTAAGGCTTCCAAGAGCTTTCTCATAAATCGTGTGCTTGCGACCCGAATACGACTCCGCAAATTGTTTGCGGGTAATCCGGGTGGTCGGACACACACGTCTGAGAAGACGACGGCGAAACAACGCCAAAGTGCTGTTGACATGGTGACGAGGGGGAACAAAGGGCTCAACCCACTCATCATCAATCCTGCGATAAAACACGCGCTCAAGGACCGCACGTGTCATGTTATTCAACGAGGTGTTGTGCGCTGCTACGACCCTGTCATTGGACCAGGAATTCATAGCAGTAACGCGCCGCACACGCGTTCCAAGGCCCACGTTCCGTTTGATGGTCACACGTTTATGGGACAACTTTGTGGGAGTTGAATCCAAACCATCAACGAGAACGGGGCCCCTTCAAACCTGTTCAACTGCGCCGTACTTCGCCCACAACTTCTGTGAACGTTGGCGGTACTCCTCCATAAGTGCCAAGCGGGCCTGTATGCGAGGATCACTCATCATGTCCTCAGCAGCAAGCTCATTAACAGTAGGAAGGAAGCACCACCGTACGGCGACAGGGACCAAATAGGCAATATGGCTAGGCCTCATGCCTCGGTCTGTGCACAGGTCAGTGATGAACTTATTTACAATGCGCACATTGGCATCGCTCTTTTTCATTTCACCAAATTTGTTCTTAGCACTAAGAACAACATGTCCGAAGAACGACATTGAGTGGTCACGTTTCCTAACGTGTTCAGGACCGATGCTCTCAGGCAGACCCTCATCGTTTTCGAACAAATACGCATAATCAACGAGCTCGGACATGTTATCAATCCGGCTATAGACGTTGTCGCGGGCAACCATGGATTTCAAAGAACGCATAGCGAACCAAAACCCACGGTGCACCCGCATCATTGCATAACCAAAGCAGAGGTAAACACCCACAAG